GCTGAACCGCTGGATGTCGCGCTCGCTCATGCCGACCTCGGGCGTGGCGTCCACCTTGCGGACCTGGCCCAGGGCCTCGAGGGCCACCATGCGGAACTCGTCCACCGTGGTACCGTCGGTGATGTGCTTGTCGGCCAGGGAGTCCAGGCCGTGGGACTTGGCGATCGAACGGATCTCGTTCGCCCGCTCGCGCTCCTTCTGGACGGCGCCGGCCTCGACCTGACGCACATCCACTTCGGGGGTCTTGTTCTCCATCGTCGCTTCCTCCTGAAGCTCAGGTTCATCCAGATCCGCGCTCCTGCCGACGCCAACCGTGGCGTCAGCGGGCACGGCCACGCTGCTGATCTCGAACGGCTCCCAATCCACCACCCGGTAAACAGGGTCCCCGCCTTCCGAGCGGCTCTCCTGCTTGTCCAAGGCGTGAACCCAGTAGCCGAACGATGCGTGCCGCCGCACGCCGTCGACGACATCGCGGAAGATTTCGTCGGCCCGTGCGCTCTTGCCAAAGCGCACCAACGCCCGCCCCCGGCGGTCGCTGCCGATTTCCACCCTCTCGATGACCCCGACCTGATCGTTGGTGTCATGGTTGACCAAGAAGGCCGCGCCGTCCTGCAGACGGCCCAGCCGCACACTCTCGGGGGCGTGGTCCAGCACCTCGTAGCCGTCCCACCGCAGGACGGGCTCCTCGCTGCTGAAGGCGTACCAGACGGTCCGCGCCTCCTCGTCGATCGCCCTGTCCTGGTCAAGCGCCGCCGCTCGGTGCAGCGGGCCGCCGGCCAAGGCCCTCAACAGTTCACTGTTCTGTTCCATCGCTCGCTCCATCCTGCTGGACCACCTGGGCCACACTCAGCCCCAGCTCCTCGAGGCGGGCACGCTCGGCCGCCCGCTCCACAAACACGTCCTCCGGGTCGTGGCCCTGGTCCCGGATGACCGCCGAGATCGTCGTGATGTTGTTGTTGATCGCGTCGATGTTCGCGGCCATGTCCTTAGCCGGATCGACCCACGACCAGCGGCGGGCCTGCCAGTAGACTTGCCGGTACTTGTCCTCACGGCTGGCCTTCAGCGGTTGGCCGGCGACCTTCAGCTGGCCGGTGGTCAGCGCCATTTTCAGCCAGGCCTCGTAGATGGGCCTGCAGTAGGCGGCGATGAACCACTCCTGCTTTGACTTCCACTCCTCGCGCTCGTCGAGTACGCCGGTGCGGATGCTGCTGTAGTTCACGCCCTCGAGGTCGTTGGATAGGCCGCTGTAGCTGACGCCCAGGGAGCCCGCGATCGACCGCAGGCAGGACTTGACGAACTCGGGGAACTGCTCATGCGGGTACTTCGGGTCGAAGGCCTGGAACTCCTGGCCGTCCTGCAGCTGCTCGATGACACCGGCCTCGATCTCGCTGATCGTCGCCCCGTCGGCGTCGGTGTCGTCGCCCACATAGCTGGCGCCGTCGGCCGAAGTGATGAAGCCCATCTTGGCCGCGCCTGCACGGGCCGCCGTGATGGCCGCCTCGAAGTAGCCGTCCAGCATCTTAAGGCGCAGCATGGCCGTGGACATCCACGGGTAGCCGCGGCTCTGGCCGACCTGGTCGGGGATGAAGGCGTGGACCATCTCGCCGGCTGGGATCCTGATGTACTCCCGCCCGTTGTTCGCCAGATAGGAGTACTGGCCGCCGACGTAGTCGCGCAGGTGATAGGCTGCCGGGCGCATCATCGCGTCGAACTCGATGCCCATGCGGATGCGGTTCCCGCCCTTGGCCTCGGCGAAGTAGGACGGGTCCAGCAGCTCGGGGTCAAGGTGCTGGACCTGCAGGCCGTACTTGCCCGCCTGCCGCCCGCGCACCAGCCGCACCAGCACCTCGCCGTCAACCGCAGCGGACGTGATCGCCTGCCACTGTAGCTCTTTCCACGAGAGCTTGCCGGTAGCGTCGCAGTTCTCGCGCCGCGACCAGTCGGCCCACGCCTCCTCGATCGCGTTGTCCACATAGTAGTCCGGGGTTCCGTCCAGATCCTTCACCCGCGACTGCAAGATGATCCCCCGCGGCCCGACCACGTTGGCCCTGACCAGGGAGATGTAACGGCGAACGAAGTCGTTGTTGTGGAAGCTGTCCCTGGACCGCGCCCGCAGGGACGAAAGGTTGTTCCGCAGCACCTCGTCCGGCGTCTGCGGAACGGAGTTCCAGCCGTTCAGCAGGCGGCCGTTCTCCGCGCCGGCGAACCCGCGCTGGCCGCTCACCTTGACGTGGACGGGCCGCCGGACCATCGGCCCGCTCTTGCCGCCTCGCTTGAACAGGTCAAAGAAGCCCATCACAACCTCAGTTCGTGAACCTGATACGGACCTTGCCGCCGTGGCCCAATCCGGCGGCGATACGCTCCTCGCGCTGCTCGCGGGCGTACTCGCTCCTGTACTGCGACCGCAGCGCCATCAGCTCGTTGAAGCTGTACCGCGACAGCGAGCGGTCGCCGATCGACATGGATGCCTGGTCCTCGCTGGCCTTGCCCTCGAGCAGGGCCTCGATGGCGTCCAGCACCTTCTTGACGTGACTGCGGGCGTCGTAGCTCGTCGCACCGGCCACGGCGAAGTTCGCCTTGACCGTGACCATCCCCGTCCCGACCGCGTAGACCTCGCTGCCGTCGGTGACCTTGGCCTGCCAGTACCAGTCGCCAGCGGTCATCGCACCAGTCTGGGCGGCCGTGATCGTGGCCAGGTGGTCCTCGCCGTCGGCCGTGCAGGTCACCGCCTGGGCGTCGGCCGCGTTGACGAACTGGTACGACAGCGTCCAGGTGGACGCCGGGTAGTCAGACAGCGACTTCGTCCACTTGACCGTGGAACCGCTGATGATGACCGTGGGCTCGGTGGTCGGGATCGCCGCCGCCATCTGTTACCTCCACCCGTTCACGAAGCCGCCACGACGGGGGCGCCGCGCCGGACGACTCGGAGACTTAAGTGAAGCCTCCGGGGCCGCGTCGTCGCCGGCGCCGGCGCCGATCCTCGCCTCGAGGGCGTCGTAGTTCGGATTGATCAGCACGCGTGCGGCGTGCGCGTACACCGCGCAGTCCAGCGCCTCGTTGCGGTCGCGCAGCTGGTGCCAGTAGAATGTCGGAACGCCAGAGACGATCTTCCGCCGCAGCTCCTCGGCGGAAAGCTGCTGGAAGTAGTCTTCCTCGAACTCGTCACTGACGGGGAAGTGGACGTAGCCGGGGCCAGCCTTCAGTCGTCGAAGCCGTCCGGCAACCAGGCGCTTAAGCTCGTCAACACCGAGGGTGTAGAGGTCCACGGGACGACCGTCCCGGCCAGAACGAGCGCGGCTGGGTGCTCCCACAGCGCGACGGCCAAAGCCAGCATATCCCTTGATGGCGAAAATTCTGGCTCGCTTGCGCTTGGGGTCGTGGCAGTATCCATAGACCCGCTGAGTATGATGTCCGCCACTGTCAATACAGGTTCCGGCGATCCGCATAGCTTGGCCGCTCTCATGCGTGAACCTCTCCGCAAAGATCAGCGCATCGAGGTCGGCCCATACCTCATCGTCAGCAGGGTCGCCGTACATGACGCGGTGCGTGATCGCCCACGTCTCATCGTCCCGCCCGTAGCCCCACACCGTTGCTTCCAGGCGATCGTCCTGAACGTCCACGCCAGCGACCAGCACCAGGGCGCCGGCGGGCACCTGGGCGGCGTACTGCTCGCGCCGTGCCATCAGGCCCGTGCCGTCAACACGCTCGCCGGACTCCTCGAACGTCTCGCCGAGGCTGGTGTTCACGAACACCCGCAGCAGCTCGGTGTCCTTCTGCGCCTCGTACCAGTCGGCCACGACCTCGCGCCACGTCTTCCACGGCGAGTACAGCTCCGACAGGTGGAACCCCGCTACGCCGTCGGACTGCCTGCTCGCCTCCCACTGGCCGGCGCGGAGCATCTGGATCTTGTCGGCCTCACCGATTGCGGACCCGCACTCCTGGCAGATGTAGACGGGGTCCTCCCCGTCCCACACGCCCTCGTCATCCTTCTGCCACTGGACGTTCGACCAAACAAGACGCTGATGCTCGCCACAGTGCGGGCAGGGCACCATGTAGAACCGCTGGTCGCTCTCGTCCCAGGCCATCTCGATGCGAGACGCGCCCTTGGTGGTCGGCGTCGATGTCAGGATGATCTTTCGGTTCGCAAAGGTCGTGGTCCGCTTCTTGGCGAGGGAAAGGGGGTCACCTTCCGACCCGGCAGACACAGGGTACCGGTCGATCTCATCACCCAGGACTACGCGAATGGGCCTGCTTGCGAGAGACGCCGGACTGTTCGCTCCGGTGATCGTCAAGTGCCCCCCGGGAAACTTCTTGTGCAGTAGCGTATTGCTGCTGTCCCTCGATCGCGGGTCGGAGACCTTGCCGCGCAGCGCGGGGGTGTCGCGGAACATCGGGGCCACGCGGTCCTTGCTGAAGGCCTCGCCCATCGGCTTGGTGTTCGGCTGCAGGCAGAGCATGGGCGACGGGTCCTGGTCCACGAAGTAGCCGAGGATGTTCAGCAGGATCTCAGTCTTGCCGACCTGGCTGGAAGTCATGAATACGACCGTGTGGACCTCGTCCTCGTTCAGGGCGTCCATCATCCCGCGCTGGTAGGGCGCCCGATCCGTGGACCACTTGCCGGGCTCGGCGCTCGCCTCGCTCGACAAGACACGGCGGTCGTCCGCCCACTCGCTAACTGTCAGCTTCGGCGGCGGCCCCATCGTCGCTAGGAGTCTCCCAGCGATCCGTTGGCACGCCGAATAGTGACACGTCATGGTCCCTCAACTCTGCCAATGCCGCGTGGACTAGATCTTCGAGGATCGCCTTGATCTTGCGGGTCGGCAGGCCCACCAGGCGCGGCGCCGCCGTGGACGGAAGCTGGATCAGCTTGGCCCTGGCCGCCGCGAGCATGTCGCCCCAGGTCGTCTCGACCTCATAGCTGTCAAGCAGCTCGCCGCGCATGTGGGCCAGCTTCATCTCGGTCACGTCGCCGGCCAGCTTGTCTTTGCGTGCCCGCTCCTGCATGGGGTCCAGGCCGCCGTCGCCCAGGTAGATCGCTTGGAGCGCCGGGGCCGTCGCCCACTTCTTGTTGCGGTCGTCTTCGGAAATGTGGGGAACTGCGGCCAGGGCCTTGGCCACGAAGCGCCGATCCTTGCCCGTGATGACGGAAAGGGCGCTGATGGACATGGGTTCGGCCTGCATCGCCATGAGGGAATTTCCCCAATTTCTTCGGTGGCTCCCTAGTGTCCACTTTTGGCTACAAAAATAATGGGCCAGCCATAGCACC